GCAATGTCTCTACCCATTCGTTGCCTTCGCGCACATAACCAGTCCGGTTGGGGTCCTCTGCGCCTGAAAGTGAAATGGTGGGGTAGATACGATCCCCATCGATGGCCATGCCACCCTGATCGGGGTCATCCGAATCGGTTCCTGGGATGGTGGGGTGGATGTAGGTGACGGCATTGACGTTGGTAACAAGCAACAAAGCTGCCAAAGTTAAAATGGTTTTGTTCATTTCAATCCTCGGATGAGTATCTAACTATTTATCTAAGTTCTTCCTTAAGGCCTATTCAGTAAGGGTATAGATGATAGCGCAATGCCCTCCGAAGGCAAAGGTCGTACGTTCGAATCGTATCGGGCGCGCCATTAAATCAATAGGTTACAGAACAACAGGCCTTGTACCTATGATATCAGATAACGCCTGTAGCCCGCATAAAACGGGCGAAATTAGATACGACTATCTAAGTTTTATCATAGTAGATTGACCGCCCGTTGCAGGTTCTCAGGGGCCAAGTGGGCGTATTTCTGGGTCTCCTCAATAGACGAATGCCCCAAAAGGTCTTTTACCTCATAGAGGGACGCGCCGGCTATGACCAGCCAACTGGCAAAAGTGTGTCGCAAATCATGGTGCGGATGAAAGTCTTCAATCCCAGCACGGCTCAACGCCCCTAATATCCCCTTCTTTCGATCCTTTACACCCCCAAAAACCAAAGGATGATCCGGGTTCCTTAGATAACAATTATCTAAGCTGACCCTTGATTCTGGGTGAATCGGGATGGTCCGTCGCTTTTTTGTTTTGGTGTGGATCGTTTCAAGAGTGATAAGCTTCCGATCCAGATCCACCCTCTTCCACTCCAGACCGTAAGCTTCCTGCGCTCTCATACCAGTATGGGCCAGCAAGCGAATCACATCAGCGACTTCCTCAGAGGCACACTCCACAAGCCTGGCGTATTCCGTCTTAGTTAGCCACCTAACGCGGGATTCTGGCTCTTTCTCCTTAGCTCCTTTAGCAGGGTTTGAGATTTCGGATCCGTGTCGCTTGTTGTATTCCTGAATAGCTGCTGACAGGATGACAAGATCTCGGTTTATGGTTGCAATCGAAACCGTCTTAAGGCGGTGCGCCTTATACTGATCGATGTCCTGGCTGGTGATGTCGTGGTAAGAACGGCCCCTGAAGAAATCAGCGAGGGTCCTTGCCCTAGATACATTGGACCTAGATTTCAGCCGATCAGACCTTTCTAGATATTCGACTAGGACCGTATCGAACGAGGCGCTGACCCCATTGGATTTCTTTCGGGCGTCGTAGCCCTCTGCCCTGAGCTTTTGCTCGATGGCTTTTGCTTGTTGGAAATCCTCGGTCCCAGAAGATCGTCTAGCCTGCTTACCGCTCGCATCGACGAAGTTGATGTACCAGAATTTGGAACCTTTTTGTCGGTATGGCATGGCGCCGCCTTGGGTTGTCGGGCAGCAATCTTAAACGATTTGTAGTCCTCTTCGTCAATCCGTACGACATGCCCTAACTTGACGGCAATTAAAGCGCCCTCGTCAATCCATTTGCGAACGGTGGTCAACCCGACCCCCATGTCTGTGGCGACATCTTTAGTTGTAAGCATGCTCATTTTATGTCTCAGATATTAGGCGTTAGGCGGTTTTGTGTCTCATAAAACTCATATTTTGAGACAGTATACTTTTACTATTCGGTGGATTTAGTGTCATTTCATCTCCTTGCCAATCTCAGCGGCGGCTTTAACAATCGCACGTCTTGTTGCAGCGTATGGGTCGTCGTCATAAAACTCTAAATCCGCATCGCCGACTGATACACACCGGGGGTGAAAAGCAACATCAATTTTCAACTTCACCATCAAAGAAAAAGCATCTTCGTTTTGAAATAGTGGGTTCCAAAAATCTTGAGTCTCCTCGACCCACGGCCAGTATTGGTCATCATCATAATGATCCTCGAAAGTAAACCCTATCGCCTTCGCCGCCAAAGTAAGTAACCCTTTGTCGTCGATTTGTATACCTTCTTCGGACATCATTTTTCTTCGCTCAAAATATCTGCTTTCAATGTCTCTACTACATCACTAGTGGTTTCTAGTAAATAATCGGGATAAGTGGTCGCAGAACTGTGTGCTAAACAGTAAGATTCCAACGCACTGATAAGCATTAAACAATCAATCTTGTCTTTTTTGGTCATCATTTTTCCTCCAGTTTTTTAAGTGCGGCTAATGCCATACGTTCAGCCTTGTCAGTTCTGGCGTACATAAGTTCTTCCAGCGCCTCAACTAACTCATCAGCAATGTCAGCTCTGGGGTGGAGATACAGGGGTACAAGAGGAACTTTAAAACAAGTGCGCTCAGAAGAAAGCGGAACCGCTGGGGTTAATGTACCATTTTGCGTATCCCAGTAAGCGACTGGCTCATCCTGCGGATTCTCTTCGAGGTACTCGTTGATTGTTTGGGATAACTTGTGCAGTGCCGTGTATTTTGCAGGGTTGCTCCATCTGTATTGAGCAATTACTAAACCCGCCCTCGCCAACAACTCTCTTCCCCTACTCATCCTTGCCTCCTACCCCGTGAAACTCTTCTGCCCAACGGACTCCTTCGATAAAACATCTCAACCGGAAATTCTCGCCGGTAAACCCCGTGGCTTCAAACCCTGCAAGAACCTGGTCGCCGTCCATTGGTTTTTTAGGATTAAGATTAGCCTTCTGATCTTGATCTATAAACCATTGTTCTATATCCTTTTTTGATGTACATGTATGTATATCTGCCGGGTTTGTTTTCCCGCATCGTGGACAAGGGGTGTTAGTTTTCATCGCGTCAAATTGCCCAGCAATCATTGTGTCCTTTGGTGCGGCTGGTTGTGTTTTACATTTCATCTTTCTTACTCCTTGGGACCCTTGTTGTGAAAACCGGGACTGTAATTCCGTGATGCTTTTCAGCGTCTCGAAGACCCTGCTCGTACACGTACCGATAAAACGTGTACCCCTTTGCTTCAATCACTTTTCGCCCATACGCGCATAAACTTTCTTTTTCTTCTTTTGATATTGGGGTCATGTCATTCTCAATTAGGGTGCCAGTTGGTTACCACAACCCGTCCCGATTTTAAAAAAGGGAAGATTCCAACTGGCATAACTCTTTAAATGTCCTTTTCAGGACCTGTATAGCTCAATGACCTATTATCATTGGAGCTTTCTATAAGAACTTGGTGTAAATCAGAGATTTGCCTTTTAATCAGTCTTATTTCCGAGTCACGCATGAGCCAAGCCATTTCAAAAGATTTCTTATCCATATGGTTTTGAGTCTCCAACGGCAATGACATCCAGGCTTCATCAAGCTCTTTGAATACGCTCATTCGAAATCCTCTGTAAGTTTTTCATGTAAATCTGGAAAATAATCATGATGAATATCTAGTATCTTGATAGCTGTCGAAAATGGAGGCTCAAGGGATGAGCCTGTGACGATATCTGACAAATGTTTACTGGGTACTCCTGCCTCGGTTGCAAGTCGATTGACTCCTATGCTCGAGTTCTGGAAGTTATTAATCAGCATAGGCCAATCAATCATTTTTACCTCCAATCAACCAAAGCATCCATAGTATCGCCCTCATCAAACTTTAGGGCGCCACCGGTCTGGTATTCGGTGACCCGTGTTTCGAAGAAATTCTTCTCCTTTTTTATTGATGCCATTTCGTCTAGCCAAGGTAGAGCTGAAGAAGCACCCCAGATTTTTTCATATCCGAGAGCGTTGAGCCGGCGATCAGCAAGATAACGACTTTGCAGCCTGTGCAGATCGGCGTTATAACCCAAAACAGAAGGAATGCATCTCTCAGCCCAGCGATCGATGTATTCCATTGACTGATGAAACATGTCATTAACTTCTTGATTGCTAGGACGATCACCGATTTCATTAAAAATCTCATTGATTAAGCGGATGCCAAAGCCAATGTGCATCGTTTCATCGCGGTGGATATATTGGATCTGTTGTCCAGTACCGGTCATTAAGCGGCGGCGATGCAATGAGTAAATGGCAGCAAACGCAGTTGGGAAAAATACGCCTTCAAAAATTGCGTAATAAAAAATTAAAGACATAGTGACGTCGCTTGAATGCGACCATTTATTTGCCCAAGAAAACCAATCGCTGATTTCTTTAACCCTGCGATACATTGAATAGGTTTCTTCCTGATCAAGTCCGATGGCTTCAATGACATGCTGATAACTCACAGAATGCAGGCCTTCTTCGGCAATCTGTCTTGACAAATAAAGCCTAATCTCTGCGGCTTTTACCATCTCATAAACCTTGGTTGTCAGGTTTTCCTGAATGGCCAGATCTGCTGTAGTCAACGATGAAAAAACATGCGTAAAAAGTTGTCTTTCTTCATTAGTTAATTGAAGCTCGTAGCATCCTTTATCAGTTCCCATCGGTACTTCTTGCGGAGTCCAATGATTTGAAAGGCTGTGCTGGGCCATGTTGTAGGCCCACTGATATTTGAACGGCGCTAAGTTGTAACTTTCTTGGCCATGCAGAATAAATTTTTCTTTCATGTTGGTATATTTAAAAAGATTGAAAAACTATCTTCGGAAACTTTTCTGACTCATTAACTGTAATCTTTGCAGGAATTACTATAGAGTTTCTTTCCGTTTGTTGAATTACTTTCAGGGCTTCATTAACAGTATCTGGATACGGCTTGCCAAGAATTCTCAAAGTATTAAGGTTTTCTAATCCTCTGTTGTCTCGGTTTTTCCACCAATTCATTGCTTTCTCTCTTGCAAAACCTTCATGCTCAAAGCATACCCATTCAGTAACCACACGACGAATGCCGGCATAATAATCAACCCTCAACGTTGGTTTCGATCCCACTTTTGTGTGTACGCTGTATTTTGCATCTGATATGTTGTACTCGTTTATTAAAAACTTCGATTGAGAAAGCATGATTGGCGAATCGCTGGCAGAAACAGCTTTACGGGAAACTTCTGGTAGTTTTTCTTCATCTTCAACGAAGAAACCACACGATGGGCATTCCGGTAATTTAATGCTGTAAACTTCACCGCAATTTGAACAAATCTTTGTCAGTGGATCTGTTTCACCTGAATCCCTTCTCTTTTTTCCTTTTACTCCATCGACCGGACCCATGCGCTCGGTCGTATCGGTAAAATCAAGCCAGAGACAATCCTTTTTTTCTGAAGCAATTCGCATTCCTCTTCCGGCACCTTGACAATAAAGCACCGGGCTTTTGGTTGGACGACACCAAATGACGCAATCAACGTCGGGTACATCAAAACCTGTGGCCAGGGCCAAAACGGTGACAAGGCAACGAATTTCCCCTCGACGAAATCGATCAATCAAATCAGCGCGAATTTTTTTATCGGTTGCACCGCAGACCAAATAAGAGGAAATACCTTGCTCTCTTAGTAGGTGTACCAGGTGCATTGCGTTTGCAACTGTCGGAGTAAACGCAATCCATTTCTTTCTGTCAGATGCCAGCTGAGTGGCTTCAATCGCCACGTTTTTTAAATAAGCATCGACGCATTCCGACAATTGTTTAATATTATAGTCGCCTGAGACAATCTGAACCTGATCTGTATTGATTCGAGTTTTCAAAGCGTCGATGGGTCGAACCAAAGGCGATAAAAATCCATTGTCAATCAAGTCTTGAGGGAAAGTCGTGTGCGCTACGCCGGTAAAAAATGGGTTTTTTCCATCGGTTAACCAAACTCCATCCCCTCGAAATGGAGTGGCTGTAAACCCAGCCGCGCAATATTTGCAATACTTTGATAATTCATCTAAAAACTTGCGGTATCGCCCTGCACTGTTTCCCTCAGGATTAACCAAATGCGCTTCATCGATAATGACGCATTTAATATCGCCTAGAATGTGTGCGGCTTTAAATACGCTACCAATCGTGGCAACGATGACATCCGCTTCTGGATCTTTACTGATCGACGCAGAATAAAAACCGACCTTTAAATGAGAAGGTAACAGGCTTTTAAGCTTTGACGCGTTTTGTTCAGCAAGTTCTTTTGAAGGAACAATCACCAAAGTACGCGGATGATCTTCCGGATAAGTGTCGAATAACTGTCGAGTCAAATCAGCAATTGTCACGCTCTTTCCGCTACCCGTGGGGGCAACGACCAGGGGGATCTTTTTAATGTCCTTATGACTATTCCACCAATTGCAAAGTGAATTGATGGAATCCTCCTGGTACGGTCTTAATTTCATGCAACCAGCCTCGCATCAAATTCTTTCCTGAGTTGCATCACGGACTCTTCCGTCAATGCGCTTTTGTTTTCAACCATAAAAATTTCATGGCTTGAAAAACAGTCCGTTGGGATTCCGTTTTTAAACAGACTTCCGCTCACTTTGTTCTCATACTGAACCCAATTCTCCGGAAGACTAGCGTCCAATACTTCACCAAATTTCCCCAATAGAGAGGGTATAAAAAGATGCGAATCGCAGCCTTTCTTTTGCTCATTGATGTCTAAGTTTGATTTATGTTTTGAGCATGACCATGTTGCATCACCCTTCATCTCGGGCGTTGAATGGCAGCAAGATCTGCATGTCGGTTGGGGTACGCTTGATTCATGGCAAATTGATGCGTAATCGCACCATTTGCAAAGGTAATAGCTTGAATCCTGAGACATGCGCTCTGGAGGGTCTTGGCTTTCAATGATTCTCTGTGCTTTTGCGATCAATGAATCTGCTCTTGCCGGATCGCTTTTTACGATCTCAAGATGTAATCGGTCATCATCTTTGCAAACAGCGACATACAGGCCTTGATACATGCCGGTCCAGTGCATGTAGCACTGCATCTGATCGTAGTGTTCTGGTTTCGCTTCTTTAAGGAACTTCTTTGAGAGATCATCAAATGATTTTTTTCCGTGCGTTTTAAATTCAAGAACAAACCATTCCTCAGGATGTTCTTGAAGCCCGGTGCAAGCGCCATCCATGGATCCACCGAAATGGCCTCCGATGTCAGAAAACTGAAATTGATCTCCTGTGGTTCGATCGACGTCAACCACTTGGACTCCTGCCTGTCGAAGTAACGAGGTTAGGCTCGATTCTTCCCTTTGCCCTCTAGCAAAAAGACGTAAAATACGAGCCTCGTGGTTTGATTGTTTGGCCCACCGGAAGGTGTACCAAATCTTTCTTTCACAAGGTTGGCCGATAATGCTGGCCCCCAAATGGGGGCGCATCCCGTCTCCTGAGCGGGCCAGAACTGCGGAGTCAATAGCTGCCGCAGTCTGGTTTGCCAACTTGATTGTCGAATCAAGTGCCGCCATGATTTTTTACCGTGCTGCCCAAGGAGCAGAACTGGCCTGCTGCCTTGTTGCTTGAGGAGGCACACTGAATGAAGGGACGCCATTACTGTTAGCCAGAGTCTGAAAACGCTGGACCTCGTTTGAATCCGAGTAACCCTCATTTCCCTTTCTGATCTTCAGGACGGCAACCAATGGCTTAAATAAAATGTCTTCTTTTTCCTTTGGCTCAAGAACCCCAATGGCGTGGCAGATCTGACTCAGCTGACGTTCGCCGATTTCTTTTGCAACGTTGTTTCGATTTTCACGAGTTAAATTGTGAAAAATCTTTCTCCCCTGGTACTGGCCGCCTTGGACATCAAGGGCTAGTCTCATGTAAGTGCCTTGGCCATCTTTTGTGTGCCTGATCTCTGCGTCTGTAATCATGACCTCGTAATTTCCAGCTGGAAGAGGGGAAAACTGATCGTTTGGGTTAACGTTTGAAGCGTTAAAATTTTCAAAAAATGACATGGTTTTTACCTTTATCGTTTGTGTTAATTGTTTTTAGGCCGCTTTTGATTCTTTACTTTCACCGGTAAGGGCTTGAGCAAACGCCTTCCACGACAGCGGCATCGTCGGTGGAAGAGGAAATCTTGATTTCGCGAGAAAAGCTGGTTGACCCACGCTGTGTATAATTCGCTCACCCGACCCAGCGACAGCTCTGATGCGGGTTGATTTATAACCGGCGTCTTCACTGACGGTATTTACGGGTGCGGAAGCAAACAAGATAATGTCGGCAAACTCTTCAGCAATCGCTGACGCTCTTTTATGGAGTTTCAGATCATGTCGGTCGTAACCTGGAAGGGTTGGGTCTTCCACTCGCTTAATCTCGTTATGAGCGGTCATGATGATCGTCATATTCTTGTGATCGCGAAGCGCGGTAATACCGTCAAAGAAAGCTCTCCAATGGTAAATAGCTTCAACGTACCCCTTCCCGAATCCGAGTCGCTCTATAGACTCAACTTTATTGTTCTGACAAACGCGCTGCCAGATGAGCGGCTCTAGCCAGTCCAAAGAGTCAAGTACAAGAGTCTGAAACTCATGTTCTTCGGTAAACAATGACGCCAACATGTCCATAACATCTTCATAAGAAGACGCAAGAGGAAACGAAGTGACATCCAGGGGTCCCAATCCGTCCTCAGTTTGAATCACTACAGGGTCCGGGGCAGACACTGCAAAGGTTGTTTTACCAATACCTGCATCGCCATAAATAATGATGCGTGGGGCCTTTGGCTTATTGCGTTTAAGCGTTGCAAGAGAAATCATGTTTTTTCCTTAAAGCTAAATGATGGTTTTTTCGGTTTCGTGGTCAGGGCTGGTTTAATCTTTTCCCAAAGATCAGGAAAGCGATCCTCGATGATCTTGCTGTCTTTTCGGCTTTCTTTTAACTCCGCGTGAAAGGGAAAGAATTCCGGTTTTATTTCTGCTTGAAGCTCAAAAAGCTTTTCCTGATCCCAAGCTCTATTGAATCCCGTGACGATGGTCACCTCATCAAACTTGTAAGATCCCTCTGGCTCGATCGGAAGCAGATTAAAGATTTCCCTTTCAACCAAGATGCGATTTTTATTCGCTTCTTTTTCCTGCAGATAACATTCATGCCATGCGCCTTTTAGGTATTCCAGCCTTTCGTCGTCTGGTATTTCTTTTAGTATCGCGCTCATTGTCTTTCCTCAATGTTGTTAGGTTTTACCGGCCCCTCGCTTCCCGGACACTGGAGAGAAAGTGGGCGCACTCGACCGGCTTCAGTGTTTTTGGCAGGCACTACTGACGCACCTCATCCTTGCCGACTACTTATTCTTCAATTTCAATTCATGATTTAGCTTTTGAGAAAGGGCATCCAGCTCTTCTTCCAACTCTGACCGAATGTCTATGTCTAGATCAAATATATTCTCGGATATCCATAGACTGGCCGAAGCCGCGCCCATAATGGCGACTAAAACAGAAATGGTTACGAAGGTTTCAAACATCGTCCGGCCTTTCGAGTTTTGCGATTTTTTCTTCAATCTCGCAAAGGTCTTCTTCGTGTATCAGTGGATATACATCCACGAAGACCTCTGCTTCCTCGCGCAGACCGTTACGAATAACAAACCCTTTGGTTCGCCACTCCACAGTGTTGATCTCGATCTCTTCTTCTTCTTGATCTGACCAAGAGTCTGGATGACCGGAGAAATTTGTCGGTATATAAGGAATGCGTTCAAAATCAACAGAAACAGGAATTCCGCGAAGAGAAATGTTCATAGAACGCCCTCCCCGAAATAGCTGTAAGCGAGTGCTAACCCCAGGATCACGGGGGTGAGGATTTCTAAAATGTTCACAAAAAGCCTCCAAAAAGTTGACCTGGATCAAAAATTGGGGCCACCAGCTCTCAAATTGTTGTTTGAGGCATTGCCTAAAAAGGCGGTGACTTGGCTGTATTGTAGCGCGCGCTAAACAGATGTCAACCCTGCTAAACACGTTAGACGTAAAAAAACCCGCAAGCAGCAGGTTTTTGTCTCAGGCAGTAGATTTTTTAATGGCGTAACCGTTTTCGGTGTTCGATCACGGTACCGACAATGCTGATGAGAGTGATGTCTGAACGTAGGGAAGCGTAGTCGTCGTTCAATGGGACCAATTCGAAAATCAATTGGCCTTCTGGCGTGTAGCCCCTCGGCCTGTATTTTTTAAACGTCACTTCGCCCTTGTCGTTTTTAGCAACGACGAAATCGCCAGGATTAGGCTGAACCAGCGGATCGACGATTATTTTATCACCATCCTTGAATTCGGGAGTCATGCTATTACCCCGAATGTCCAACGCGAACGCGTGATCGCTCGCTTTAATGTCGGTAATTAGATAATCATCAGCACCCCCTGGTGGATGATGATCGACCGCCTCTGCCCAGCTACCGGCCTGGACCCAGCTTATTTTTGGCACTTTATATGAACTCTTTTGGGACCCTATTGCATTAATTTCATAATTGTCATTATCAATATTAATGGGTTTTTGAAAATAATCGCTTGAATCATCTTGTTTTAAAACTTCTTCAGCTTCCTTGTTGCTTTGATAAATATCTCCCTTATCGCTATTTAACCTTGGTCCTTTGCCGGTTGCAAGCCAAAAAGGGTTTACCCCAGTAGCTCTGGCCAAGTTAGTCAGATTTGCGCCTTCAATCGACTGTGTGGAGCCGTTGAACCAAAAAGACACAGCAGCTCGCGTGACGCTGCACTCACGAGCCAGATCGATCTTTTTCAGACCAGAATGCCGCAACGCCCAACTTAACCTTTCTTGCAATGTGTTCATTCCAGGAAGCATAAAACTTTCGCTGTTAAGTGAGCTTGCATCAGGGATGTTGATTGTGCTATACATATCAGGCATGAACAAAGTAGAAGCAATAAACATTTTTGGAAACGCCTCGGCTCTTGCCAGGGCGCTTGGGTTAACGCGAGGTCGCATTTCACAGTGGTCTTCTGAGCTTGATCAAGCGCAGATCGATCGTGTGACTGGTGCCGCATACCGGCTGGGCTTACATGAGCTTTTGCCGGCTTGGAATGATAACCCTATAAGTAAAGATTCTAAAAATAGTGTGTTTGTACAACGCCCCCGCGTCTGAGCGGGATTTCCTAAATCATAAAAAGAACCTTTTAAGGGACAACAGCTAAAGTGATCGAGATGAAGCAAGGAAAACGCATTCACACAGTTGCACTCCGTTTAGATGATCAGAGTTTTTTCATACTTTCCCATCTTGCGATGTATGAGCGTAAAGAGCTGGCCTCGTATGTCTACGACCTTGTCAATGAAAGGCTCTATGGGCTTAATTCAAAGATACCTAAATCCATTGATGAAATCGATGAAAAACGTACTGGCTTTGAGTGAGTGAGAGTCACAGTGAGAAGCCGATGGATGAGTGATGAAGATCAGCAAATCATCAGCCTTTATAGAAACGTGGGAGCCAAGAGGCTCTCTAGATTGATTGGCAGAACTCCCCAGGCGATCCACAAGCGCGCGTTATATCTAAACCTAACCGGAAGGCAGGTCTGGACCAAAATTGAGGATATTACGGTTCAGCTGTTCTACCGACTAGTAAAGGCCGATTTGATTGCGAAAAAGCTATCAAAAAGGACCGTCGGGGCCGTTCACGCGAGAGCCTGGCGGTTAGGCATTACAAAACCAAGAAAGACCTGGGGGGAAGATGATTGATTCTGATTTTCGTAAGCAAGTAATCGCTTTGAGAAAGCTCAAATTTACCGTCAACGACATCGCTAATCATTTAAATATGCATAAAAGCTCTGAGCGTGAAGCGATTTCGCAAATTTGCCAAGAGAAAGAATTTCGTCGTTATCAGCGGGGAATTGATTTTCCAGCACCAGCCTATCGCAGTGCGGGGAGTAACGGATGAACTTTTTATCTTCCACTCTCAGTCAGCCCTTTACAACCGCTTCACAGAGGGTTTACTCTTTCCCCGTCGTCCCATATGGACGGCCGGGATTCGAACCCCGAGGAAGGCGGCAACTAGCCGCGCTCATGTCTCGCGGCTTTTTTGTGCCTGTGCATCCAGTTATGGGTGGCCGGGCGGGAGCAGCTGCAAGGCTGGCCGGTGCTTTCCCGGTAGTTCGAACTTCCGTTCGGTCGCCCACCCTTATTCGAACGGGGGTTGGCGGTTCAAATCCGCAAATAGGAAAGCACATGAACACACTTACCGTTCTCACGTCCGAAATCCGTCTGCACGACGGTCTCTATTCTCTCAACGATCTTCATCAAGCCTCTGGCGGTGTGCGAAAGCACCAGCCAAGCAACTTCATGCGCCTGGATACCGCTCAGGAACTGATGGCTGAAATTAGATCCTCAGATCTGAGCATCATCCCTGCAAAGACCATCACCGGTCGAGGCAAAGCTCAAGGCACCTACGTCTGCAGGGAACTGGTCTACGCCTATGCGATGTGGATCAGTCCTAAATTCCATTTGGCGGTGATTAGGGCATTCGATGGACAACACAATGCTGCCATTACCCCAATCAGCGCTATCCATCGTTGGATGCTGTCCACCGACTACACGGGACAGCGACAAATTCATCCGATCCCCAACGACGCTTACATTTTAACGCCGTCAACCATGTTGCGGATTCTAGTGTCTCCAGGTGATTGTCTTGAGGTGACCGATGCTCAACTCGCAGAGTTCATTGGGGCGGCATCCAACCGGCTTCGTCAAAGGATCATCAAGCGAGAGCAGTCCGTCAACGCACTAAGGGCTGGGGTTCAATGAGCGTGAGCAACATAATTGATTTTGACCAAGCCAACATGCTGAAGGCCGCCCTCGGTTACGCTGCAAAAGGATGGAGCGTTCTTCCTTGCTGGGGACCGATTCACGACCCAGACGGAAAGTTTGTTGGCTGCGGCTGCAAAAAGGCATCTTGCGATAAACCCGGAAAGCATCCTCATGGATTCTTGGTTCCCCGTGGACAGATGCAGGCAACCACTGATGAAGGGATTATTCGTAAGTGGTTTTCCGGCAACCATCGGCTCAACATCGGCATTCTCTGCTCAACGTCCGGACTCTGTACGGTCGATATCGACCCCAGGAACGGTGGCTACCTCACTCTTGAAATGCTTGAGGCGCAGCACGGAAAAATCAGCTCAGATGTCCATCAGCTGACCGGTGGGGGTGGTGAGCATTTTGTTTTTTCAAATCCCTACGGAGTCAATGGGCTGCCCAATCAGTTGGGTCCCGGCGTCGATGTCAAAGCGAACGGGTACTTCATTGCATGGCCCAGCATCCACCAGTCTGGAAGGATGTATGAGTGGGAGGCATCATCTGATCCATTAAATGGATGCGTCCCTTCTCCGCTTCCCGAGTTCATGCGGGACATTGCTCACAAAGGTGTCCCTCTCGTTCAGGAATCGCTCGGCAGTCGATTAGCGACAGAAGAGCAAATCAAGGAATTAAGGAGTGCGCTGAAGTTTGTCCGCTCTGATGATTATCACGACTGGGTGAATTTTGGTCAGGCTTTAAAGGACCTCGGTGCTGCGGGTTATGAACTCTGGGACGAGTGGAGTCAGACATCAGATAAATATGACAAAAATTTGATGGGCTTCAAATGGAGGTCTTTCAAGTCGGGTGCTTATCAGCTGGAGTCGATCTTCCATGAGGCTCAGACGCTTGGGTGGATCAATCCGATGTCTGGGATTGCTCTGGTTGAGCCTGTCGCTATCGAGGAAGTTCAGCATTATGTTCCACCCGCTGAAAAGATTGCTCCTCCTTTAATAAGAATAGATGGCCAGTCGGCTCCGGGAATTTTGGAGGACGTGGTCAGCTGGATTGAAGCGAGCAGTCGGAAGTCTCAGCCAGATTTTTCCCTTCAAGCTGCTTTGGCTTTTGCATCCACTCTCTTGGGTCGTCGCTACGTGACGACTCAGCGCAACTGGTCGGCACTCTATTTCCTCAATATTGGTAAGTCAGGGTCCGGCAAAGAGCATGCAAAGTGGGCGATTGAGACTCTATTAGAGGCCTGTGGTCAGCCACATTTAATCGGACCGGCTGGGTATACGTCTGACTCCGGCGTTCTTTCAACGCTGTGTAAGCAGCCCGTGCATTGCAGCGTCATTGACGAATTTGGCAAAGTCCTTGAGGGAGCGTCAATCAAACATGGCGCACGGTCTGCATCCACGATGAAAGCCCTCATGGAAGTGTGGGGACGATGCGATGGTGTCATGCGCCCGCAGGGCTATTCGACTTTCGGAATGTCAGATAGCGATGCTCAGAAAATGTCTGCTAAGACCGTCAGGAACCCATCACTGACTCTTTTGGCCATGACAACCCCGGAGACTTTCTTTGACTCCATCGGATCCGCAGCAGCCAGGGATGGCTTCCTGAATCGATTCTTAATGGTCGAGACAGATATTGGTCGTCAAGCTGGCCGGCACACTCAAAAAGTGAGTATTTCTCCAGCGATCATCGAATGGGCGCAGAGGTCAGTGAACCCATCATCAACTCTGGCGATGGTTAATCCAGCGGGTGATGCAACTCTCTCTCCGACACCGATTGTGGTTCCTTTTAGTCCCCAAGCAATGGACATGTTTGGCCAATTTGAGGAGGAGTGCATCAATTTGATGGACGAGTACGAAGTCGATGGTCTTGCTGAGATGTGGTCCAGATCGAATGAAATCGCGATGCGGGTCAGCCTGATTGCTGCTGTGTCGTCGGATTCTTCCATCATTCAAGAGGATCACGCAGCCTGGTCGATTGCTTATGTTCGGAGAAGTTTTATGAAAGTGGTCAATCGATTGAAGACCTGCTTGTTTGATTCTGAATTTGAATCGATCAGCATCCAGGTGCTTGAGGTGATTCGTTTGGGTGGGAAAAAGGGTAGGACCGATCGGGAGATTCATCAGTACTGCAGAAAGTTTCGTGGGCTTGATCATCGTGGGAAGCAGAACGTCTTGTCGTCCCTTGCGATGAATGAGGACATCGTGAAAGTTGATGTTCCCTCTTTGTCTGGTCGAGGTCGCCCAAGGGGGGCTTGGATATCCGTAGCCGTAGTCGACAGTGTAGACAATGACAACTACGCTTAAAGATCACTGCTGGCGCGGCTTACAGCCTTTTTGTGACAAAAAAGGGCATGTGTCCCTCCTCCTTCCTGTGTTCCCCCCCCCGCCTGATATACGCCGACAACCGGAGACAACCACTGTCTTCGCTTGTACGTCAGCAACCACGGGTCCTGCAGCAATAAGGGAGACGGGTAGACGCACCCCTGTGTCTCCCTATAAGTGTGTAAATAATAATATATATATATATATGTATACGTATATAGATAGAAGCCTTACCAGCCGGGACTTACAAGCGGAGATTTTGTTGTCTGCAAAGCGTCTGCTTTGTCGGCGCATATCAGAGTGGTTCAAATGAACCGCATTCAACTAAACTATCCGATCTCAACCAACCGCTACTGGCGAGTTTTTGGTGGGCGTGTCGTGCGCTCATCGGAAGCTGTCAGTTACAAGTCGCACGTTCATCGGGAAGCATTGGAAGCAGGCGTTGTAGAGCCTCTGGAAGGCCCAGTATGGGTTGAGGTGAGTTACCACCCAAAGAAACCTAAAAAATCGACTGGCAAGCCTGTGAGGGCGATTGATCTCGACAACGTGTTGAAAGTCGCGATCGATGCACTTAATCAGATTGCCTGGGTGGATGACAGCCAGATCGTCAGGATTTTGGTTTTAAAAAGCGAACCCATTGCTGAAGGGGGATTGGTTGTCGAATGGGGGTCTGAATGATTGTCGTTGATATTGGATACGACATGCGTCTTCTGGCTTCCATGCTCGGCGGCATTCGCACTTTGATGAACCGGGGGACTTTGGTCGTCGATGGCAAGATCGGGCCTCAGGATGGAATGACAGCGGACATGGATGCCATCGTCGGCGAGCTGGCTTTTGCTAAAGCTCAAAACGTCTGGCCCGACCTCAGTTTGAAGCCACGATCAGGATCAGCCGACCTCCTGATTGGAGGAAAGCGGATCGACATCAAATCAACCCGTCACCCCAATGGAAGACTCCTCGGAAAGTGCAAGGTCAACGAGGACGTCGATATCTACGTTCTGGCCATCATCAGCGATCACCAGGTCACGTTCCCAGGATGGGCGCATCGGCACGAACTTTACAACGACAGCAATCTAATCGATCTGGGTCACGGAGTCGGCTATGGGCTGACTCAAGACAAACTCAACACTTGGGAGGCCGTGTGATTTTTACAACGACCATTTTCATTTGGTCATTTGTTGGTGAAGTCCAAGCGCTGTGGACTTACCTCATCCTGCATTCAGCAGTCTGGTCCTACGGGCTTTGGAAGGACTGGTCATGAGGTACTTCATCGCTTTTGTCGCGATTGGGTACTGGTCAATCATTTACGTCATCGCTTGGGTGATCAATAAAACCTGTTGGGAAAAGCGTCGTGGATAGTCGTCATCAGACTCTGTCGTCGGACTCTCCGGAATGGAACCTTTGCATGGACAAGATGCCTCCCAAAGGGACAAAAATTCAGATGCGAAGGATGGACGGTAATCTTTTTGATGGACTTTGGCACGAAGAGTACATGGTCGTCGCTTGGCGACCGATGCCGAAATTCACTCCCGAGCAGCGATCTCGGTTGACGGCTGCAAAAGCCGCTGGAATCGACCCCACCCGACTTCTCAAAAAGATTTCGCGTGACGAGAAAGTTTAATGCGTATTTTTTCAAATAAAGGGGTGAAGCAATGAGCGAAACAGTTTTTGAACAGCAGGCCAATTTTATGTTAGCGAAAGGGCAATCGGTGGATTTTCCCAACGGTGATCAGACCAGTCTCTGCGCTGATCAGATGGCTGAAAACGTGACTCAGACTTTTGATGCGTGGAACGCCGCCGTGGTGGGGATTACCTCTGATGATTTCGATCCGGTTGTTTCAGTCGCTGCAGTTGGCGTCAAGGTCGTAGAAACAATGCGTGCCTGCATCGAGGTGCTTTTTTCTTTGGGGATTGATGCACAGGCCGCTTGGGATGAGGTACATCAAAGTCATATGACGAACGCTTCACCCGATTTTGAAAAGGTTGTCAGCCGGAGCTGGAACGTCGAGGAGGCGGCATGAGTTTAAGTCCTTACGAGGATCTCGTTATCCGGATGGCGGTCCATCAAGAGGATGAAAACGATCCCTATGGCCGACCCCCAGATCAGCCTGGAGCGAAGCTTGATAACGGTAAAATCAGAGCCGATCTTTTGCTTGATTTCAGGAATGCACTGAAGGCGGTAGCAAAAATTTCGACTTTCGGTGCTGATAAATATACCGAGGGTGGCTGGATTACGGTCCCGCAGGGAGAAAAGCGATACCGAGCTGCTCTTATTCGTCATTTACTCGAAGACGGCATTGACCCACAGAGCGGGATGCCACACACCTGGCATGCCCTGTGGAATCTTCTCGCGGTCGTTGAGATTGAGCTGCGAGGTCAGAGTGAATGATGAATTGGGAGCTGACCTTGCTAATCCTTCTGCTGATCCTGTACAGCATCCTGAGCGATGCCTGAGCAGAAGGAAAACGTCCCGGGACATCATTCGGGGGATGTTAAAAGATTGGGGCGAGTACGAAGCGCTCGGCCTTTATTCCGCCTATGCCCAACGCTCTGCTTTAGGACGAATGGGTGAATCAAGAGCCACGGGAGATGGAAAACCCCTTCCGCCGATATGGATTCCCAGAGACGTTCAAGAAGCCGGAAGGCTGGTGGCCCTCATGCGTGAGCAGTGCAGGGCTGGTGAGAGGTACTACAAGGCCATTAGAAAGCGCTACGTGGCCATGGAAGACATTCGAGGCGATGGCATAGACCGAGCAGAACGCTGGATCATCAAAACCTGGTTGTCCATGAGATGAAAAAAATGTTGTACATTAGCTTGAAGAAGAAAAGAAAGTAACTATCACGATTACGTTAACCAAAAAGGTTGTAGACCATTTGGGGCAATTCAAGAATCGTTCAAAAGTCGTAGAAGATGCCCTCATCAATTTTTTTAAAGGACAATCGTAGATCACCGATAAGTGCGTTTTTTGAGTATCGTGCCAGGCAATGTCAAATAAGACCGTTCGAAAGGCGGTCTTTTTTTATTCAAGTTTCGCTCTCTCTCCTCGATGAGCATCTTGCCCGCCACAGCGCGGGTTTTTTTATTACAGGTGATCCATGCACGTTCTTATCGGCTATCTCATTACGCAGATCGCGAATATCTTGCTGGGTCCTGACGTTTTCCCAAGGATTCTTGGGATTGTCCAACGCTGGGCAGAAAAAGAAATCTCAAGCGCCGAAAAACGTAAAGGCGTTTTGGCTGAGGTCGAAATCATTGGTCTTGAGCTGACCGAATCCATGGCGCGATTCGGTGTAGAACTGGCAGTTCAGTACTTTAAAAAGATTGCTCCATCAACTGACTCGGCGAAATGACGCATGGGCGTGTTGCCTGTGCAGCATGCCATGAGATTTTCAAAAAAAAGAACTCAACACATAAGTGGTGCAGCCTCAATTGCGCCAAGCAGGGAAGTTATCGGCATTCTAAAACCTGCACCGTTTGCGGAAGCCTTTTCCACAGCATCAAAAAGACACAGAAGCTCTGTTCAAGAGGATGCTCCGCTCGGAAATTGGCTTCCGCTCCTAAAAAGTACGATCAACATTGCGGTTTAACTAATTATCAACAGTTATATCGCGCAAATAACGGCGCCTATAACAAACACGACTATAAGAAGCGATTCGATCTGCTTCAGCACCTCGGTGGGGTGTGTGTTCACTGCGGCTACAACAAAGATTGGCGTGGTCTGGTTCTCGATCACATTCGCGGCGACGGCAAAGAGGACCGAGAAAGAGTCGGAGGCCGGATCTACCGCTATTACATCAAGCATCTCGATGAAGCTGAAAAGAACCTTCAGGTCCTTTGCGCTGGCTGCAACCAGGTCAAGGCCATCGTCAATAAAGAACACAATCGATCACGGCGAGTTTTACCTTATGAATCCGATTAAGAAAAAACTGGGAATGACCACCGACGAAGGCACAAACAGGCAGAGCGTTCTCTGGCTTGCTTTGTCTGGCGTCCTGGCGATTCCTGATGGCGTGGCCAAAAACATTCTCATGGGACTCTGGATGATCATGATGGCTTCTATTAGCTGGCTCACGGTCGGCGCCAAGGCAGATCCTGAGTACGTCGATATGCAGAAAGAGCTTAAAGATGTTCTTCAAGAGGGCCGCGAGTAATGACTAGGTTTCAGGGGATCAGTAAGAACCTATCGGCTTTCCTCGACATGATCTCGGTCAGCGAAGGAACCCACGGCCACGGAGACGATGGTTACAACATCCTCGTGGGTGGAACGACTTTCCACGACTATTCAAAACACCCTAATATCATCGTGACGTTGAATCCAAGATTGAAATCGACTGCAGCAGGTCGTTATCAGATTCTTGCTCGTTACGCGAAAGCGTATTCAAAAATGCTGGGACTTAAAGATTTCACGCCAGAATCTCAGGATCGCATCGCCATTCAATATATTAAAGAGCGCCACGCCCTTGAGGATATCGAAGCAGGACGGATCGAGTCGGCTATTAAGCGCTGCCGCAGCGTTTGGGCGTCTTTTCCAGGCGCAGGTTACGGGCAACACGAACACAAGATCGGTCGACTATTAGTTGCATTTGCGGATGCGAAATCAGGAAGGCTTGCCTGATGCATGAGCCAGACGATGATTACGAACTTTTAATGCAAGGCGGAATGCTTATCGGTTTATCCATCATCCTCGCTTTTCTGTGGGGTGTTGTTGAGGTTTTTAAGTAATGCTTCCAGAAACCCCCGAAGAAATGATCAGAAATGCCATTAAATTCGGGATGGTGATGTGGGTCATTGTTATTTTTATTCTATTAAATGGCTGCATTTCTGCGCCGATCGCGCCGAATCTCAAGATACCGGATATGACCTCACAATCATGTCCAAAACTGAATATGCCAGCGATTCCAGAAGATGTGGAGCTGGATATCAAAGGCGACAGGATCAAAAAAATCAACGCAGGTGGCGACGTCATCTTGCGTGGCTATGCAAGAGCGCGACAGTTACTGCAATAGCGGGTTGTTCTTGTTCTTTTTCAGGGAATCTTGTTTTTCCGGACATACCCAATGGCTTACACCCCAGCGCGTTCCCTGACGGGATCTTTTTTGGACTTACTTGCACAGAGATTGAGGAAAAAAACCATGGGCGAATGGATCAAACTCGGCGTGATGCTGTGCGGATTCGCAGTGGTTACATGGTCGACGGTTCAGAATCTCGAATACAGGATGGACAAGATTGAGAAGAGCTTTGACGAGCATCTCGATAAGCACGATGTGCAATATGATCAGATTCAAAAAACCCTGACGTTAATTCAAATCGACGTCGGACGTATTAATAAACAATAAGGAGCCGTAAATAACGGTTAGATATGGCAAAATCAAGCACATCAGGGCAAGGAAGACCAAAGGGAGCAACCAACAAAGCGACGGCAGACGCAAGAGCTGCAATCGCTCTGTTTGTAAACAACAACGCAGACAGATTGGAAGGATGGCTGGATCAGGTGGCTCAAGAAAATCCCGCTGAAGCCTTCAAGTTATTTCAATCGGTGATCGAGTATCACGTGCCGAAGCTTGCGAGAACAGAGGTTGAAGCGACGGTTCAGCATTCTTATGAAGACGCTCTCCTCAATATCATGAATGAAAATGGCAGCAGTAGCGCCGATTAAAAGCGCCGATGATGCGCTAAGAATCCTTCGCCGAGATTTCACAGCTTATGCGCCAAGAGCGCTGAAGATCAGGAGTAAAGACGGGTCGATCATTCCTTTCAAGCTGAATCAGGCGCAGAAGCACCTTCATGACATGCTTGAAGATCAGAAGTCGAGGACTGGAAAAGTCCGGGCCATCATCCTCAAGGGTCGTCAGCAGGGCATGTCAACGTACACCGAAGGTCGGATGTACTGGCTGACATCGATGAATTTTGGCAAGCGTGCGTACATTCTGACGCACTTAGCCGAGGCGACATCAAATCTTTTCGGCATGACGCGCCGATATCACGATCTCTGCCCAAGAGAATTGAAGCCGGCGACTAAAGCCAACTCAGGATCACAGCTGGTTTTTGAAAAGCTGCAAAGCGAATTTAGCGTTGCAACCGCCGGCTCATCAGGTACAGGTCGATCAGCCACCGCTCAGTTCTTTCACGGTTCTGAAATTGCGTTTTGGCCAAATGCAGCCGATCACATGGCTGGCATCGGACAGATTGTCCCTGATGCACCAGGTACTGAAATCATTCTTGAGTCCACTGCCAATGGTGTCGGCAATCTCTTTCATGGAATGTGGCAAGACGCTGAGGCTGGACTATCTGAATACCTGCCAGTTTTTATCCCCTGGTTTTGGCAGTCGGAATACGTTAAAGAACCTCCCATTGGGTGGATCCCTGAGGGTGAAGATGCCGATTACAAGGCAGCTTTTGGCCTAAGCCTCGAGCAGTCTTACTGGATGTATCAAAAGATCCTGACCGATTTCCGGTCTGATCGATCGCTTTTTGACCAGGAATACCCCGGATCTGCCGCTCTGGCGTTCAAGCGGGTGGAAGGTGACCCTCTCATTCCCATGGATTTGGTCCTTGCAGCGATTGCTGCCGGTAAAGATGACGTCGAAGTTTATGGGACGACGATTTGGGGCCTCGATCCTGCTGAGTATGGCAATGATGACTCGGCTTTAGCGAAGAGGACCGGGCGGGTCGTCACTGAAATTAAGAGCTGGCACGGCAGAGGACCGATGGAATTGGTCGGAATCGTCGCCCGAGAAGCTGATCGCGAGTCACCCGACATGATCAACGTCGACTGCACCGGCATCGGGTCCGGCGTTGCTGACCGACTCATCGAGCTGGGCTATCCAGTCAATCGTATTCATTTCGGTGAACGCGCCGTCCAAGACGATATTTACGCACTCAGACGCGATGAAATGTGGGGTGAACTCAAGGAGTGGCTGGTCGATAAGCCTGCTGTTCTCCCCGAAGACAACCGGCTTATGGCTGATCTTACCGGCCCTCAGCATTCTTATGACTCAAGCCGCCGCCTCAAACTGGAATCGAAAGAGCAGATGAAGAAGCGTGGACTTAAAAGCCCTGATCGCGGTGACGCGGTCGCCCTGACCTTCGCCCTGCCATCCATGGCTGCGCGCGCAGACGTCATTGATCACTCACGACGCGGGAACTGGAGGCTCTAATGTCAACCGAATTCGATACACTCACCGAGGACTACAATTACGAGCGCTCAGGTAATGAGCAGCCTCTGACTCAGGCCAAGGGTGGCCTCGATTGGATGCAATATCAGCGCATCATTGAGGAAATCAGGTATCAACCGCATTGGCGCCAGGAAGCGGACAAGCATGCCGACTATTACGACGGCAATCAGTTGGATCCTGAGACGCTCGCAGACTTAGAAGAAAAAGGGATGGCCCCTTTAATCACCAATCTGATCAAGCCGACCATCGACATGGTTCTTGGCATGGAGGCCAAAACCCGTTCTGATTGGCGTGTTATCGCGGATAACGATGAATTTCAGGACGTTGCTGAAGCCCTGAGCCAAAAGCTTTTCGAAGTAGAGCGTGAAACGAGGGCTGATCGTGCGTGTTCCGATGCTTATGCCTGTCAAATCAAGTCAGGACTCGGCTGGGTCGAAGTCTCGCGGGAATCAGATCCTTTCCACTATCCCTATAGAGCGGCCCCCGTTCATCGTCGCGAGATGTTCTGGGACTGGGTTGCGAAAGAGCATGACCTGTCAGATGCACGGTATGTGGTTCGGAAACGCTGGTTCGACATGGACCTCGTGGCCCTTCACTTTCCCAAGAAAAAAGACGTTCTCTCAGCAGCATTAGGCCGCTGGGGCGGTAACTGGATTACCGCAGCCACTGAAAATGCGACTCTGGCCAATTCTTTTGATCAGGAACGTGGACTCACGGTCTCCGATTTTGAGTGGATCAACCCTCGCCGGCAACGTATTTGTCTTTTTGAGATCTGGTACAGAACTTTTGTAAAGGGCAAGATCCTTCGTCTTCCTGACCGCGTCGTCGAGTTCGACCCCAAGAACCCGATGCATAAGTTCGCTGTTGAGAACGGGATGGTGGTTCCTGAGAGCGCGATTTACGCACGGATGAACCTCTCCATCTGGGCAGGTCCTCATCGTCTTTATGACGGTAAGACCGACAAAAAGCGCATGCCTTATATTCCTTTTTGGGGCTATAAGGAGGACCTAACCAACACGCCTTACGGTCTGATCCGTGGCATGATCAGCCCGCAGGATGAAGTCAATGCTCGTCGTAGGAAGCTGATGAACCTTCTCTCAAGTAAGAGGATCATCGCTGACAGTGACTCACTGGACACCCGCATCAACTCTTTCAGTGATGTCATCCAGGAAATCGCACGCCCTGACTCGGTCGTCGCCCTCAACCCGATGAGGAAGAATGCCAACGGTTTCAAGGTTGAAACCGAACTCAACCTGGGGCAGCAGCAATTTCAGATTATGGAAGAGTCAAAGAAAGCTCTCCAGGAAGCAGCTGGTGTTTATCAGGCCATGCTGGGCAAAGACACCAGCGCGACGTCAGGCTTCGCGATCAACAGCCTGGTCGAGCAAGGAACGACGACGCTCGCCGAGATCAACGACAACTACCGATACAGCCGCCGCTTAGTTGGAGAACGACTGGTCGAACTGATCCGCGACGACATGGTCGGAAAACCCGTCCAAGTTGTTGCCGGAGACGGTCCTAGAAAGAGGATCATTTATTTGAATCAGCCCGCACAGAACCCACAGACGGGTCAGATCGAGCTGATGAATGATGTCAACAGATCAACCGTTAAAGTCGCTCTTGAAGATACCCCATCGACTCCAGCGTACAGAGCGCAGCAGCTGCAGATGCTCGGCCAGGTTATTCAATCCATGCCGCCGCAAGCTCAGGCCATGATGGCTCCTTCTTTTGTCGAAATGACAGAACTTGAAGATCGTCACGAACTGGCAGATCAAATGCGAAAAGCTCTAGGTATTCAAAATGCCGGACAAGATCAGCAAGATCCGGAAAAGCTCCAACTCCAAGAGCAAGTGCAGCAAGCAACCCAGGTTATCGAGCAGCTCAAGCAGCAGCCCGCGATGATCGCAGCTCAGGTTAAGCAGGCCCAGGTTGAACTCGATGCACAGAAAGCCCAGGTCGATATGGCCAAAGCCCAGCAAGATGCCGAGCTTGATAAAGAGATGGCCCTTGCTGAGATCGACAAAATCAAGGTAGAGACCAGAAAACTTGAGCTTGAAAGCGAGCTGGAGATGATCTAGTGGCGGGTCTTTCTGACGTGACTCGTTGTTCTTCGAGGCGCTGCAATCAGGTCATTTTCGCGAATAACAAGGCGTACATAGGATCTGATCACGGCAAGTCCATTGGTTTGGCTGCATCGGACGAACAAAAGATCAAATCACTCGCCGAGAAATATGGCGTCTGGTACGAGGGCGCTGGTGGTGACATCGCGGCAGACAAGAAAATGTTTGGTGATAAGAGCGCATACAAAGGCTCATGGGACGATGTCTTTTCTAAATCAATAAAAGACTACCCGCATGAGTTTTTGTACACGGTATTCACCAACATTGCTGTCAATAAGCAGGCCGACTCAATTGAAGATCCCAAGAAAACCCTCTTTGAAAGCATCATGAATGCCCAGAAGAAAGTCGGATACTTCAAAGACAGAAGGTTTAATTCGGACACGCTGAGGATGTTTCTCAAATCTTGCTCTGAATCAGGTCGTGACTTTCTGGCAATGAGTCAGCAAAAGGCGACTGCATCTAACGTAATGCGTTTTCTCAAGCTGGGTGAGCAGCGGATGTGGCCAGACAACTGGGCGCAGTACCCTAATCCAGCAGGGAAGCTAATGCGGAAAGCTGAAGACATGAGGATCCGGTTTCTCAAGGACGCACCTCCTGGTGTTTACGTTGTGGGAAAAGACCATCTGAAACTGTTATGAAAAAGTTCCATGTGGCGACAATGATTCAGGGGGAATGTAATGGCTGGTCTTGCTAGCACCGCACAGAAGCGCCTCCCTTCATACGATGAAGCCCGATCGATCAGCAATGAGGCCAATGATGTCACCTTGCCGGAACCTGCAGACAACGTGCTGACCCAGGTTGCGCGTGATATCAAAGCGTATTACAGCCCAGAGCAGCCCGTTCAGCCGGCACAGAGCCGTACTTTGACGCTGCCGACGCCTGAATCAGCCATGCCGGAACAGGCTATCAAGTCAGCACCAGTGGTTGACCCAGTCCCAACAGGAAAGACCAAGACTGTTCTCCATGGGATGAACAACCTGGTGAATGACTTCAATCTGAGTCCTCACGAAGCTGCCGGCGTTATGGGTAACCTGGCTCATGAATCCGAATGGTTCACCAAGCTCCAGGAAGAAAAGTCTAAGTACACCAAGCCAGGCAATAAAGGTGGCTACGGGTGGGCGCAATGGACGGACTCCGAATGGGAGCCACGGCGAACGAATTTCTTAAAGTACGCCAAAGCCAACAAACTACATCCGACGTCAGACCAAGCAAACTATGGGTTCTTAAAGACTGATCTCAGCAGCAACCCACGCTATATTAAAAGCATTCGGGGTGCTGATGACGTTAATGACGCGACTGAACGCTTCATGAATAGCTACGAGAAACCCAATTCTAAAGTGGCGCAGCTCGATAAACGGCAGAACCGGGCGCAGGCGATCCTTGATCTTTACAACAAGTCCAAGTCAAGGACTCAGAAACTGGCATCAAACCCATGAGCGATCCAGGCGAAGATTATTTCAAGAACAACTTCAATACGAAGTTGACCCCGAAAGAAGAAGCAAAGATGCGGGAGTGGGCGAAGACTGCAAGGAATGGCAAGCCTTTGGACCCTGATGCTGAAAGTTCAGATTATGACATTCGAGGTGCTTGGAAAAAGAACCTCAAAGCGTCAGGCAACGATCATTTTAATGATGAATTCAAGAAACCGAACCACCCGACCTTCAGTGACCAGTCGATCTATCACGGCACTCAGGACGAAAATGGCCGCACTTTTGTGGGTGGATCATGGGGCAATAAAGGTAACCGAGACACTTTTACGCCATCGAGGACCATGCTGAACAACACGCATGACCCTGAAATTCTCAAGCGTTACATCAAGGAAAGAGAACCAAACGTCGATCTGATCCTCCCTCAATAAGATTAAAAGGTAGAGATAACCCCAGTTTTTTAGCCAAAAGGCCCGCTCATGCGGGTTTTTTTGCGCCTGTCGATTCCCGTCGTGATGACGGCACGGGTTTTACCCACACGGATCCATCCGATAAATGGAAGACAAGCAAGTGACTGATGAAAATGTCCTGAACGGTGTCGAAGAGATCGGTGATATCGATCTCGCCTCTATTGACCTCAACAACCTCCCGTCCGATCCAGAGGAGCTTCTGAAGCTCGTCAATGGAGATCAGAAGATCCCCGAGGAAAAGAACGAGGAAGAAGAGGAATCGGACGAAAAGCCTGACCCGGAATCGTCCACCGAGTCAAAAGAAGAGGAGGCACCCGTCCTCTCGGCTGACGGAAAGCACCAAATCCCATACTCGGTATTGCGCCGGGAACGGGATGCAAGGCGCCAAACGGAATCCGAAAACGCCTCACTCCATCAACAACTGGAGTCACTGAAACAGCAAAAGCCTAGCGAGGCCAGCCAGGCAATTATCCCTGAGCTTGACCATGATGACCCCGAGGTCAAAGCACTGGAAGAAGAATTTCCTGAGATCGCCAAGATTAATAAGGCGGCCCGAGCGGAGAACCAACGGCTCCGTCAGGAAATTGAATCACAGCGCAGCAAGGTCGAGACGATGTACTCGGAATGGGAGAAGGAGAAATCAGCGAAGCAGCAAGTTGAAGTCGAAAAGGTTAATTCCGAAATCGATTCCAATCCGGTGCTTCGATATCTCCGTGCTGAAGGTGATGAAAGCTTATGGAAAGCGGCAGTAGAGATCGACCAGAGACTACAAAACTCTCCAGCATGGGCTGATAAGCCTATCTCTGAACGGTTTTCGAAAGTGGTCGAGCGTCTGGAGGAAGACTTTGGTCCGGTCAAAGTGCCGGCTGAGTATCAGTCACCTGCCCGGAAAACGGCTGCCAAAACAACCCCGAAACCACAGATTGAAGACGATGAGGATGACCTCACCATCAACACTCTCTCGGATTTGAAGGGAGGCAGCAGTCCAGAGTCGAGTGGAGTCAACGCGGAAAACCTTACAGCAGCTGATATTGGAAACATCTTTTTAAAGATGGACCCCTCTCATTTTGCCAAGATGGATCCCGTCGAAATTCTGCGAAGACTCTGATCAAGGATGAAAGGTCATGTCGTGAGACACGCCTAATCCAATAACCCAAAACGCCGAGATGGCGTTTTTTTATGGCCGCGTCGTGAGACGCCCTTCTCCCATAGCAGGAAACTTCAATGGCACAAACCCAGATCCGCGCGGGTTCACCCTTAGCGCGTAAAATTTACGGCGCAGCATTGTTTGCTCGCGTCATTCAGGCTCCAGCCTTTACCCGTTCACTAACTGGCGATGCACCTGCCCAGGGCGATGCAGAGGCCAAACTGAAGGGTCAGACCGCATCCACGATGCCTATCGTGCGTGTGACCGATCTTTCTAAAACCCAGGGCGATGCAGTCTCTGTTGACCTCTTCGACACCATCAACGGCAAGCCGATCGTCGGTGACCGTCTGGCAGAAGGCAAGGGCGAAAAGCTCACCGCTTCCAGCATGGACATCCGCATCGATTTGCTGACCAAGGTGGTTGATGCCGGCGGCAAGATGGCTGCACAGCGTACCCTCCACAACCTTCGCGGCATCGCGATGGCTCAGATGGAAGGTTACTTTCCACGTCTTTATGATCAGCTTGCTATCGTCCACATGGCCGGTGCGCGTGGTTCATTAACCGGTAGGGACTGGATTGTTCCAACCGCCGCTGATCCTGACTTTGCTGACATCACTGTCAACAGCATCAAGGCTCCAACCTTCAATCGTCATCTCGTTGTTGATACTGCTTCAGCCGGCAACCTTATCCAGGGTGGTCAGCAGCTCGGTTCTGTCGACAGCACTGACATCATGACGCTGGCTCATATCGACAGCCTTTCTTTACAGTTGGACGATCTCGAATATCCGATCCCTAACGTAAAAATTGCTGATGACCCCGCTGCAAATGACGAGCCTTTAAAGGCAGTTCTCTGGCTGACCCCACGTCAGTGGTATCACCTGAAGACTGAATCTGGCACCAGCAACACCTGGCGTACCTTCCTGCAGAACGCTTGGGCGCGTAAGAGCTACGGTTCTAAGCACCCACTGTTCTCAGGTGAGCCTGGCCTTTGGAATGGCATCTTGGTTCGCCAATTGCCACGCTTCACCGTCCGCTTTGCGGCGGGTGAAAGCACCAATGTCATCACTGCAGCAAATCGTTACAGCGCAACTGAAACGACCCAGGCAGTGAATGGGTCGTTGGCTGCTGGCTACGGTGTAGAACGCGCCATTCTGACCGGTGGTCAGGGTCTGGCGATGTGCTATGGCCGTAACAACTCTTCCGGCTATTACTTCAGCTGGAACGAGCGCAAGTACAACTTTGATCGTGCGCTTGAAGTTGCTGGTGATGCCATGTTTGGTATGTCGAAGCTTCGCTTCAACTTCACTGATGCTTCTGGCAACAGTGAGCCAACCGACTACGGCATCTTTGCTATCGACTCCGTCGTCAAGCTTTAAAACCTATAAGGCTCACTTCGGTGGGCCTTTTCAATCCTGAGGTAATTTCATGGCTATCTATACCGCATCAACCTTGACGCGTTCGCCTGCGACTGAAAAAGCGTACTCGTACACCGATCAGGGCAGCATCACGCTGTCCGCAGCAACTGGCGATACCGCCAACTTCTTTGTGATTCCGGCTGGTACGGAAGTTCGCGAAGTCGTTATTAACAACGCTTCTCTTGGCACCGCAGCGCCTATCAACATCGGTTATGCCCCTGTTGATGGTTCAACCGGTTCTGCAACGGCTTTTGCTTCTGCGTTTGCAGCTGGCACAGCTGTGACCACAGGCCAGCCTTACCACATCATCCTGGCTACACCAGTTCGGGTTGAAGTGGACTCGTTCCTTCAGGGTGTATTCGGCACGGTCAGCTCTGCGTCTTCTGGCGCAATCACTGTCCAGGCCAAGGGCATCTTGCTCGGCAACAAGTAAGACATCGAGGCGGGTTTCGGCCCGCCTTTTTACTGCGAGAAAAAAATGCTCAAAGTTAAATATATCGGCAGTAAGCCGACACAGACTTTTCGGTTTGAGGACCTAATCATCACCTGGTTTGGAAATGGTGACATTCAGCAGGTTCCAGACTCATTTAAAGGCACGATTGAAGCTCATTCAACTGTATGGGAAATCGTGGGCCACGCAAAAGATGCGAAATCTGAAATGATTGAAGAAACCAAAGAAGAGCCAGTTGAAACTCCCACTTTGGTTGATATCAGCAACATGGACAAATCCTCACTTCAGGCTTATTGCCAGCGAGAATTTGGGTTGACTGTTGATCAAAACTGGTCAGCCACGCGTCTTCGGAAATACGTCCAGGATGTGATGGGTCAGAAAATGCACGACGTCAGGTAACCGAAGGTAACCGATGGCCTATACCAACGCAGACGACACAATCAGCCTATCGAGCCTAGTAGGGCCGATGATGCTCGACATCCCATATCCCATCGCGCAGCAAGGGATATTGTGGTCTGCGATTGAGTTTTGCGATAGGACAAAGTTTTACTCAAACATTCAAACCCTAAATCTTGCCAATGGTATTCAGAACGTCATCTTATCGCCCAATGATGACGCCCTGATAACCGACATCATTGAGGTTGAGTGGAACGGAAAAAAGGTTGACCCCATCAGTCGAGCCGATGCAGATGCGCTGACTCTCAGAACGACGTCTGGTCCTCCACAAGGTTATTACAGACCAAACCCAGAAGCCTTGACCCTGACTCCAGCTACGGATGCCGGCGGAACATTGAAGGTGGTCATGTCTTTGACCCCGACCAGGACAGCAACTTCGATCCCCAAATTCCTCTATGACTATTACTGGGAAGCCATCGAGCATGGCGCCTCATACCAGTTAATGAAAATGAGCAATCGCCCATGGGCAGATCCTGCCATGGCCTCGTATCACCGTCAGCAATTTGAATGCTTGATCGGAACTTACAGCATGAGCGCAGATAAGGATGGCACTCGCCTTCCTCTCCGCGTCAAAACTAACTTTTAGTCGGGAGACTACTCATGGCACTGACCGCACAAAACATTCTCGACCGAGCGTCGATGATTATCCAGGACTTAACCAACGTCCGTTGGCCGACCACGGAGCTGACGAACTGGTTGAACGATTGTCGCCGGGAGCTGGCGGTAGTTCGCCCCGATATTTACTCCATGATGGCGGCCCAAGCTCTAAGTGCCGGGGCCAAACAGGCTCTCCCATCCGGCGGGCTTCGTTTGATGGATGTCCCAAGAAATACGAGCGGCCCAGCAATCACCGTCACCCAACGCGGGTTTCTTGACCAGCAGAATCCTAGCTGGCACCAAATGACATCGTCTACGACGATCAAACATTTCATGATCGACGAAAGAAACCCATCGACTTTTTGGGTATATCCACCAGCCGCTTCTGGCGCGTCCGTTGACATGGTCTATCAGTCTGCCCCCGTGGATTACTCCACGTCATCGACGCTTTCTTCTTACGAAGAACTTTATGGCGGGGCGATGGTGGACTACATCTGCTATCGGGCCTTCTCAAAAGATTCGGAGTATGCCGGCAATGCCGAGCGGGCCATCGCGCACTACAACCAGTTTATCAACAGCCTTAAGACAGGCGGCACGGTTAGCGTCGCAGTCAGTCCCAACGTCCAAAACGTGGGTGGCACCAAACAAATGGCGACAGGCTAACCCATGGCTGACCGCATCAAACTCGTCCAAGGAGACACAGGGCCTCAGATCAAACTGATCCTGACTGACGATACGTCGGGTACGCCCATGGATCTGACCGGCGCAACGGTCACCATGCGGTTTCGCGCTTCAGGATCTGAGACGGTCCTCTTCTCACGCACGGGTTATATCAACCCAGGATCTGCGGCACTTGGTGAAGTCGTCATGATTTGGCAAACGGGCGACTTGAATCTGGATCCCGGCAGTTATGAGGGTGAAGTCGAAGTTGTCTTTCAAGACGGCATGCGCCAGACGGTTTACGACCTTCTGAAATTTTCCTTGAGGCAGGACTTCGGCTAATGAATTCCACCTTTTCGGCTCAAGTACGTCTCTTAACGGCTCGCGTCAAAGCGGCCACGTTGGCGTTTGGGTCTGTAAAAGCGTCGGCCATTACCGCCTCAGTCAATGCGACTCTCATTGCTGTCAGTGCAGCTATCGGTCGATTCCTAATCTTCATTGAGCGGGCAGATCAGGCGGGCGTTGCGGATCTTGCAAGTCTAGGTTTGGTCAAGCCGCTCAAGGATTTCATGGGCGCTCTGGATGCGGCTCGAGTTTCCCTTGGTAAAGGAGCTAATGATAGTTCCAAAATATCTGACGCCTCAGTCAGAGCGGCTATTAAGGGGTTATCGGAAACGTCCCGCTTTTCTGAAACGACCCCCAAGACTTTAAACAAAGTCCTAAAAGACACCGCCGCAATCCTTGATCTTTACGCGGCCCTTTTAAATAAGCCGTTGTCAGAGTCTCCTCGGGTTACCGACAGCAGAACGCTTACTCCACAAAAGAATTTGAAAGAGGTTATGGCCCTCGTCGATGCGGCCACTCGCTCTTTTGGTAAAAGCATGGCTGAAGCCAGCGGCGTGATGGATCTCGCTACGCGCTCCCTAGCAAAAGACCTGAACGAGGCGCTGTTCGTAACGGATGACATCGACGGCCAAGCCTCAATTCTTGATGACCAGACGGTTCAATTCTTTAAAGGTCGTTCGGATCTTTTCTCTGTGGTTGATGAGATTGCCGTTCGCGTTGGATTCGTGCGGTCATTCGCCGAAGCGACCACTTTTTCTGACGGGAACTTCCTTGATTCGATCAAAGGATTGTCTGAAACCCCGACCCTGACCGATGAGTTTGTTCGGCTGATTACCTATGGCCGCTTGTTTGATGAATCCACCACAGTGAATTCTCAGGCGGCTCTTGGATTCTCGATGGTTCAGGACGACGTCTACATGGCTGGGCATGACTACTTTGCACAAGACTATGTGGAAGATGGCGACAAGTATTTTGTTTCGGACGTGTGCCGTCCGCTGATGAACAAGATGCCTTATGAAGCCCTTCGCCTCTCAGACCAGATCAACAGCCGCGAGATCGGCAAAGGCTTGAGTGACACGGGCCAGTTCTTGGACCTACGGTCTTTCAGCGCATCAAAGTTTTTCACGGATGGCTTTACAGCAACGGACGATTTTGATGGGCAAGCCTCGACGTTAGACGACGAAGTCATGTCGTTCGCTAAAGCTAGAGCCGATCAGATGTCGGTATCTGATGCGTATGCGTATGTCGCGCAGTTTAGTCGGAGTCCTGCCGACAGTTCGAGCTTCACAGATGCCGCGAATCGCCAGTGCGGAAAGATTTACTCCGACGCGGTATCCGTCTTAGAGCAACGGGCTGTGTCTTTAGCCAGGGCGACCAGCGATACGTTCGGGGCAACAGACGCGCCATCGAAAGCACCCAACAAAGTGAAAACAGATCAGGCCACGTTTACCGACGCGGGGTCTTTGCGAAGTCAAGGTTACTGTGACTTCACTTTCTTCGCGGAAGACTTTGTCGGCGCTTCCAGAACTTTTTAAAGAGGATCTCACATGCAAACCAACGAAAATCTGAAGATGCTGGGCCAAGTTGATTTGGTCCTTAAGGATAAGGATGGGACCGTCAAAGACTCCCGCGAGATTAAAAACCTCGTCGTTAACACGGGCCTTGCTTTCATCATCAGCCGGATGTCTGGTACCACAAAGGGCGTTATGTCCTACATGGCACTGGGGTCTAGCACCACGGCGGCTGCCGCAAGTCAGACTGATCTGCTAACCATGCTGGGATCACGCGAAGTGATCGACAGCACAACGATCTCAGGGACCAATAACGAGAAGATCGTTTACGTCTCTTCCTTTGAAGCGGGTAAAGCAACGGGTGCCGTGACCGAAGCGGGCATCTTCAACGCTTCAACCGCTGGCGACATGCTTTGCCGCACGGTATTTCCGGTGGTTAACAAGCAAGCAGATGACACCCTGTCGATCACTTGGACTTTGACCCTTTCTGCTGTTTAAGGATTAGGAGGCGTCGGCTATGACAACCGTGACTTTAAGGGGTACGAAAGGATCCCCCCTGACCAATGCTGAAGTCGACGCCAACTTCGACAATCTGAACACGTTTAAGGTAGAGCAGAATTCAACGACCGGAGCAGCCTCTCTTCCTACTGGATCGACCGCTCAACGTCCAGCATCCCCAGGCGCTGGCAGCATTCGCTACAACTCGACGACTGGTAAGTTTGAGGGATACGGTTCTGCATGGGGGAACATCGGCGGCGGCGCGGTCATCAGCAATGACACAAGTACAGCCACAACGCTTTATCCAGTATTCGCTTCAGCGACATCTGGGATTGCTGAGACGTTATCTACCAGTGATTCGAATTACCTTTACAAACCATCTACTGGCGAACTAACCGCACAGACTCTTATATCGGCAAATGGCTTAACGGTCAACTCAGCAACGGTAGCGACAAACTATTCAATCCCATCGGGAAGCAACGCGATGAGTGCCGGACCTGTTTCTGTGAATAGTGGAATAGTTGTGACGGTCCCCAGTGGCTCGGTCTGGTACATCAGTTAAGGAAATACTAATATGGCTATCACTCTGAATGGCACAACGGGAATCAGCTCACCGGGCGGGGATACGAGTACTTCCTTAGCGACGACCAACCTCAGTTATACGGGAACCCTGACGGGCGGCACGGGCGTCATCGCCATTGGTACGAACCAGATTTATAAGGATGCGAGTGGGAATGTAGGGATTGGTACGGCGAGTCCTTTAGCAAAACTATCTATTGGTTCTGGGACATTAGTTGACGCTAACGTGCCTATTCAAATGAACGCCGCTGCTGGTTCTGGTGTTGCATACATTGGGTTTAATAATGCTGGCGGTTACGGTTTGTTAGTTGGTTATGACAATGCAGTTGGATATGCAAGAATTCGCAATATATCAAATACTTCTTTAGCATTTTCCACTAATGATGTGGAAAGAATGCGCCTCGACTCCAGTGGGAATTTGTTGCTAGGCACAACAACAAGCAATGGGCTGCTGTTGGAAATGACCAGCACAACGCAGCAAACCTGCGGAATTACCGTAACAAGGTCATCTCCAAATATCTACACAGACATATATGGTTGTGGAACAGGCGGAACATGGCAAGGCAATATAAGATTCTTCACTAGTAATAATGCTGCGGCTTCTGAACGCGCCCGCATCGACTCCAGTGGGAATTTGTTGGTTGGGACAACAAGCACTACAGGATCAACAACTAACTTAACCCAGCTTGTTGGCGGGGTGTATAGCTCTCTTAGTGGTAGTGGTGGCAGTTTTACTTCTGGCGTGGCTGGGACCATTTTTACTATGGCTAACATAAATAACGGCCAAACTTGGCTAGTTACTGTGACGTTAGATGGGGAAGGAGTTACAAGTTACAACTGCACATACGTTGTCGTAGGAGAAGGGGCCAATGCCTCTGTTGCATTGTTAATTAAAGGGGCAAATGCTTCTATTAGTGTTAGCGGCCTTGCTGTTCAATATACGCAATCTTCTGGTGGTACAAAAACAAATGCCAGATGGTCAGCGATACGCATTCTGTAAACTCTTCTAAGCACAACGTAATTAAAGTAAGGGCAAAGTAATGGCAGTCAAACTCAATAGTACAGGTGGTGGGTCGGTCACTCTTGACTCTCCAAGTACGGCATCAAACTACACGGTAACTTTGCCTTCAGCGGCTGGGACGCTGGCTACTACGACGGGAAGTTTAGCAAGTCCTACGATTACGGGAACGGTTGCGGGTGGAGCAACATATACAAGCCCAACGCTCACAGGCGCATCTATCACCGCAGCAAACTCAAACACAGTCGAAGCAACCTCCGGTCCTACAAGCACTCAGCTTGCCGGGATGCGAAACAAGATCATTAACGGCGCGATGATGATTGACCAGCGGAATGCTGGGGCGAGTGTGAGCAACGACATAACAGGATCTCAGTATTGTTTAGACCGATGGAACATTTATGGTTCAGTTTCATCAAAGTTTACTGCTCAACAAAATGGAGGTTCTGTTACTCCACCATCCGGATTTACAAACTATCTCGGGATTACTTCTTCTTCTGCATATACTGTCGGTGCCTCAGAGACATTTATTGTTCAACAATCTATTGAAGGATTTAATAGTGCTGATTTAGGATGGGGCACAGCTAACGCCAAACCCGTTACTTTATCTTTCTTGGTTTACAGTTCATTAACGGGAACTTTTGGTGGGTCAATATCTAACGGCGCATTTAATTATTCATACCCATTTAGCTATTCAATCCCAATCGCTAACACATGGACGCTGGTTAGTGTGACTATCGCTGGCCCAACAAGTGGGACATGGATTGGTGCAACAAACGGACTTGGTATTCGCGTTGAATGGAGTTTAGGTTCAGGTTCTTCTGTATCTGGTGCTGCGGGTGCGTGGACCGCCTCTGGATTAAGATCAGCCACAGGCGCAACCTCTGTAGTTGGAACCAACGGCGCAACCTTCTACATCACCGGAGTCCAGCTAGAAAAAGGCGCTACGGCCACACCGTTTGAGAACCGTCTTTACGGCACTGAGTTGGCGTTGTGTCAGAGGTATTATGCGCTAGTAAACAATATGCCGGGGTTTAATCAGAGTGGTTCAACAACAACAACACAAGGAACAATACAGTTTCCGGTAACAATGAGAACAACACCTTCTGTTGGATTGACAGCCCCAGCAGTAATTTCAGATACGGCAGCGGATTATACGCAAAGTTCAGCCAGCATCGGAATTGTGATAGGAACAAGGGCAAATGCGTCAGCCGCGAATGTTCAGCTTGGAAATTTCACCGGACTAACAGCTTTGCGGCCAATTTATTTTATCGCCACAAGCGCAAATATCACAGTTTCTGCGGAGCTTTAAATGCATTATTCACAATATCTTAGCGGCGATATATTGGCGCAAGCAGTAATTAGGTCGTCAGATACTGTATGTATTCCGTTTGTTGTGGATAACACTGACTACCAGCAATTCAAGATCCAAGTCGCTGACGGCACTCCATTGGAAGACCCAGACGGCAACGTGATGACGCAGGAACAGGTGGATGAATTCTTGAGGACGATACCATGAGTTTATTAAAGGCGAATGCCGTACAGTTAGGCCAGTCCATCACAGCGACCAATAACTTCACTTGGTATCAACCTGCATCACCAGACGGCACGGTAAGACTGGGCAATGGCAACTCAGGGAGTGTAACGGATCTCATCACGGTAGGATCTACGGGGAACCTGACATTCACAGGCACAACAGAAACGTATACAAACTCCGTCACAATCAGTGCAGCTAGTACAAGAACTCTCACCCTCAACGGCGGCGCTGGCTCGAATGGCTTGGTGCTTGATGCGAGTAATAATGTAGGGGTTGGCACTGCGAGTCCGACAGTATTGCGGCAAAAAAACCTCGAAGTTTCATCAAGCGGTACAAACGATGGCGCAGCGGTTATTGTTGGAAAGCGAGGAACAGGAATAGCAACAGTTAGGCTTACAGGTTTAGATACCACTGTTGGAACGGATATCAATTTTAATTTTCCTAATACTGGTGATTTCTCATTTTTTGATAGGGCCGCTAGTGCAACTAGGCTGACCCTCGACTCCTCCGGCAACCTTGGGATTGGGACGACAGGTCCGAGTAAAAAGCTAGAGGTTTTTGTTTCTGCTAACAGTCTGCAAATTGAATCAATAGTTAGAAACGATCAGGCTGGATCTGGCATAGCGGCAATTGGATTTAATGTATCTTCAAGTGCGGCAGCTGAAACAACGTCAACTAAAGCGGGTATAGGTTTAGTAAGACAAAACGCGTATGGCTGCGGATCTTTGTGCTTTTATAACAGTGTAACAACGTCTGCTGGAGATTTTACAACAGCAGATGAACGCGCCCGCATTGACACCAGTGGGAATTTGTTGGTTGGAAATACGGTATTTGCTAATGGTGGCAAAATGCTCTCTTATGCTACCTCGGCATATAATGCCAACACTTACAATCCGCTTGAATTAGGATCCGCATCAGGAGCAACCGTTAATCATCAACTCCAAAAAACAACAGTTTCCACTTCAGCTACAGTAATCCTATCTACGGGTTTATATGGTTCTTTTGTAGTTGTCTTTGGATCTGATGGTACAAATAGGTTCATTGACCTTGTTCTTTTTGGTTTGGGTAATGGCGCAGTTGGTGTTGTAAGCTCTTTTTCAGTAGCAGGATTGCCAGCAGCTAGAACCTATAGTCAATCAAGCAGCACATACAGATTAGCTATGGCGTCTGGAACGTATACGGTGCAAGCCTACGCACTTTCGATGAACGGTTAATAGAGGATTAAATAATGTCTACTCAATACACTTGGACAATTTCAGCACTTGATTGCAAGCCACAGGTGGGCGATCTTACGGATTACGTGGTAGTTTCTCACTGGAATTGCTCCGGCACGGACGGTACTTTCTCTGGGCAGTGCTATTCCACGGTATCTTTCACGGTCAACCCCGACAAACCAGATTACACTCCATACGACGAACTGACTGAAGAAGAAGTTATCACTTGGACACAAGAAGCTCTAGGCGAAGAACAAGTCACGGCGATCTACACCAGCATCGACACTCAAATTCAGAACCAGATCGACCCGCCGATCATCACGCCACCCTTGCCATGGAACACTCCTTCGGTATAATAGCGACTCCTTTTAACTTAAAAGAGAAATCAAATGCCTGAGAAAATTAGTGTGTCGGTACAACTTCTGAACGCAATCCTTGGTTACATGGGTA